GTTTTCTTTTCGCCATAGTTCCTGTCCTTATTGCCATGAGTTATTATCACTACTATGTAGATAGTATAACATTTATCCTTACACTTGACAAGTTAAAAAATACGAGTAGAATAACTCTGTCGGGGTTCAAGGGAAATATTAGCTATTAGTATTACTATTCTTAAATATTTTTTCTAGAATAATTTTAGCATCTTTTACATTTGCTACATATCCCATTTTTTTAGAAATTTTAGTTTCAGGAGTTTTATCATCTTCAGAATCTCTAAGATATCTTTGATACATCATTATCATTTCTACATCATTAGATTCTGATAAAGTTAAAACATTATTTAAATTAATAATGAACATATCTTCTTTACTTGTTTTTAACCAAGGTTCTACTTTATATCCAACAATTCCATGTTTTCCTTTTATTTCGCCAATAATAATAGGGTGATGAACTATTAACATTGTTCTATCTTTTTCTTCAGAGGCAGCTACTTTAGCAAATATTTCTTCACCTGAATTAAGTTTTAGCGTAGCATAAAAATCGTCTTCTATTCCCATTGGTTTATTCCTTCTTTAATTTTATAGTTATTATTTCATAATTAAAATTTTCTTCGTTGTAGATTTTAATTCTTTCAATGAAATGGTTGAGGGTGTAGTTTCTCTTAGAATTCTTGGTGCAATCATCAGCAATATCATATAATATTGCTTTTACTTTATTTGCTCCTTTTCTAAGAACTCGTCCAATACTTTGCAGGTTGCGAATGCGTGATTTACTTGGAGAAGCAAAGATAACATTATGGAGGTTCTTAATATTGATACCAGTTGAGAATGTACCATAGGAGGCAACAATAATGGCGTTGTTTTCAGTTTCAGTAATTTCCCTTACTTGTTCTCTTTCTTCAGCATCGACACCACCATGAACAAAGAATAATTTTCTATCATCTTGCTTATTTTTATTTATTAAATCATAAAGTACTTTACCATGTGCTTCTACTCTACTATAAAGTATCAGCGTATTTCCCTTTAAATCTAATGTGAGATTTTTAATAAAAGAATTTCTTTGCTCATGTGATATTAAATATTCTATTTCATCATTATAAGTTTCAAATTTCTGAGGAGAATGTTTAAGAACTAAACATTGAATATCTAACTGAGAAAGATGTCCTTGCTTCATCAACTCATCAGTTTTTGTTACTTTATAGGAAGGTCCAAATAATCCCTCTAAGACCCATTTATGAGTCTGTGTTCCGTCTAATGTACCAGTGAATCCAAATCTATACTTAGCATGTTCAAGTTTTGTCATTATAGATACTAATGACTTACTTTTAAACAAGTGAGCTTCATCCCCAATGACTACATCATAATCCTTAAAGAAAGATTTTTCCATTCTAAAAACCGATTGCCATGTAGTAATCGTCACAGGATAC